GGCCTTTCCCTTCGTGACGCTTGGCGACACAGAGGTGGGGCCTGACGGTGCAGAAAGCGAGGGCGCTGCCATTCATCGTCTCGCCCTTTCTGTCTGGTCGCGGGCCCGTGGACGACGGGAAACAAACGAGATTATGAGCGCCATCACATGAGGCGCTGCAGGATGCAAGCCTGCCCCTGACCGGCCCTGTGCTTGTGAATCTACAGCTGGAGCGCGCGAGCGTTTCTTATGCAGCCAAGCCAGAGGCCCTTCGCGGTCGCCTTGTCTTTCGTGCCTACACAGAACCCACAACCTGAAATCTTTACGCAGACCAACAAAGGAGACGTGAGCATGACCGCTCCACGTGGCAAAGACCTGTTGCTCAAAATTGACAGCGATGGTCTGGGGACCTTCACAACCCTGGCCGGACTTCGGGCCAGGGCCATTTCCTTCAACACCAGAACCGTCAATGTGACCCACGCGGAGTCAGCAGGCGCCTGGCGGGAGTTGCTGGCCGGCGCTGGCGTCAAAACAGCCAGCCTCAGCGGCGGCGGCATCTTCAAGGATGAAGCCTCCGACGCTCTTGTCAGAGGCTATTTCTTCGACGGCACCATTCGCGACTGGCAAGTCATCATTCCAGATTTTGGGACGGTCGAGGGGGCCTTTCAAATCACCTCGCTTGAATATTCTGGGTCTCATGAAGATGAGCTCCGCTTTGAAATTACCCTTGAGTCTGCTGGGCAACTTCTCTTCACGAGCGCCTGATATGGTGAACCGACATCGCGGCGAAGTGGAGCTCAAGGCAGATGGCAAGGGCTATACGCTTTGCCTGACCCTGGGGGCTCTCGCCCACCTGGAAGCAGCCTATGGAGGCGAGGACATTCTGACCCTCGCCGACCGCTTCTCCCAAGGCCACCTGACGAGCAGAGATGCCCTGAACCTGTTGGAAGCAGGCCTGAAGGGCGGTGGTCACGAGAGTTCTGCGCTTGATCTCGAAGTTCTGAGCTTCGAGGGCGGCATGGCCGGGCTCATCCGTACCTTGGCAGACCTGCTGCGGGTGACCTTTGGAGGCACAGATGCGGGCGTCATCGAAAAAACAGAGGCAGACCTCAATAGATCAGAGGAGGGTGAAAAACATTTGCCCCCTTTCCCTGGAGTGCCCTCTTGAGCTTTGCCTGCGGCGTGTTGCACTGGACACCGAAAGACTTCTGGTCGGCAAGCGTGCGCGAATTGGAGGGCGCCGCTCTGGCATTTGTCCCAAATGACAGCGCCGCAATGCCAACGGGTGGCCTTAACTGGCTGATGACCCGCTTTCCCGACGAACAGACAGGAACAAAAACCGATGGAGTTTGAGAGTTTCGATGTGGGTGGACTGTCATCTGAGTTGCGCGGGCTTCGCGCGGAGTTTGACGCCGCGACCAGCGCCAGCGGGCGGCTCGGCAAAGAAGCCAAGAACGCTTTTGCTGGCATCGCACGAGAAGGGGACCGCGCTTCAAAAATGGGACAGGATTTGCACCGCGCCCTCGGTTCTGCCTTCGACGATCTGGTTGTCGGCGGGCGTTCTTTCCAGGACGTGCTGAAATCCCTCGCGGTCGACCTCGCGAAACTGGCCGCACAAGACATTTTTGGAACCGGTGTTGGTGGGGGGCAGAGCGGAGGCGCCGGCGCGCTATTGGGGGATCTGTTTGGATCAATCCCGACGCCCAATGCCAAAGGAAACGTGTTTGATCAAGGCCGCATCCACGCCTTTGCCAAGGGCGGGGTCCTGTCGAACCCAGCCCTTTTCCCTATGCAGGGAGGAGTGGGGCTCGCAGGTGAAGCGGGCGCCGAAGCAATCCTGCCACTTGCTCGGGGGGCAGATGGAAAACTCGGCGTGGCGTCGCAGGGCGGCGGGCATGCCCTCAACATCACATTCAATGTCACGGCCACTGATGCGGCGAGCTTCAAGCGCAGCGAAAGCCAGATCGCTGCCATGCTTCAGCGCACGGTCAGTCGCGGCAATCGCAATCTTTAAATTGGGAGGGCTCTAATGGCGTTCCATGAAGTTCGATTTCCGCTGGAGGTTGGTTTTGGCTCTTCTGGCGGACCGGAGCGGCGCACTGAAATCGTGACGCTGGGTTCCGGTCACGAGGAGCGCAACTCGCCCTGGGCCGACAGCCGCAGACGCTATGACGCAGGTTATGGCATTCGGTCCATGAAGGACCTGCACACAGTGATCGGCTTTTTTGAAGCCCGCCACGGACGATTGCATGGGTTTCGCTGGAAGGACCGCGCGGATCATGCGTCCGGAGATTATGGTGTTCCGGTGACATCCACCGATGAGCTCCTTGGAACCGGTGATGGCAGTAAGGCGACCTTCAATCTGATCAAACACTACAGCTCAGGCGGGGCAACATATTCGCGACCCATTACAAAGCCTGTGGAAAGCACCGTACGGGTTGCGGTCAATGGTGTGGAACAGGTAATCGCATCGGATTTTGTCGTCGACCTGACCAAGGGCCTTGTCACCTTCTTGGCCGGGCACGAACCAGCGCCCGGTCTCAGCGTGACGGCGGGGTTTGAATTCGATGTGCCTGTGCGTTTCGACACAGATTTTCTCGACATTTCGCTCACCGGCTTTGATGCGGGCGACATCCCATCCATTCCTCTGGTTGAAATCCGCATCTAGCGCCTGCAGGACCTGAACAGATGAAATCACTTTCGCCCGATTTCCAGGCACACCTGGACAGCGGGACAACAACCCTGTGCCAATGTTGGAAACTGATACGACGCGACGGCGCCACAATGGGCTTCACGGACCATGACCGGGCGCTAAGCTTCAACGGCACGCTGTTTGAAGCTGCGGCGGGGTTTACAGCAAGTGCTGTCTCCTCATCCAGTGGACTGGCCGTGGACAATCTGGATGTTTTGGGAGCGCTCTCCTCGGATCATCTGGAAGACGTGGACCTCGCCGCCGGCCTCTATGACGACGCAGAGATCGAAATCTGGCGCGTGAATTGGCAGGCGACCGATCAGCGGGTTTTGATGCGCAAGGGTAATCTTGGCGAAATCAGCCGGGGACCCACAGGGTTTACGGCTGAGGTGCGCGGTCTTTCACACCGGTTGAACCAGCCGACAGGCCGCCTCTTTCAATATGCCTGCGATGCGGATCTGGGCGATGCCCGCTGCGGCGTGTCTCTGACGGGCAGCGCTTTCACAGGCACCGGCTCGGTTATTGGTGTCACAGATAATCGAGAGATGATTGTCACAGGCCTCGATGCCTACGCGGACGCCTGGTTTGCGAGCGGATTGCTGACCTTCACCTCCGGCGTCAATCAGGATGAAGTATTGGAAGTCAAACGCCATTCAAAACGCGCCGGCGCCGTCGTCCTGGAGGTCTGGCATGCGCCTGCACAGGCGATTGAAGAAGGCGTGACCTTGAGCGTGGCTGCGGGCTGCGACAAGCAATTCGAAACCTGTCGTGCGAAATTTGCCAACGCTGCAAGCTTTCGCGGCTTCCCACACATCCCTGGAAATGATTTCGCCCTTTCTTATCCGCTACGTGGCAGCAACAATGATGGGAGCAGTCAGGTATGACGCATGAGCCAAGCCCGAACCAGATTGTCGACAGCGCCCGACGCTGGATAGGCACGCCCTATCGCCATCAAGCCAGCAAATGCGGCGTGGGGACCGACTGTCTGGGGCTCATCAGAGGTGTCTACCGGGAACTTTATGCGCTGGAACCGGAAACACCACCCCCATACAGTGCCGATTGGGCGGAGGTGCCTGATCTGAACGACGCTCGAGTTGAGACCATGGCCGAAGCTGCCCGCCGTCACCTCATTGAGCTAGATGTGGCGGACACAAGGCCAGGCGATGTTCTTCTGTTCCGCATGACACGGGGCGCGGTTGCGAAGCACGCCGCGATTGAAAGCTTTGAGGGTCGGATGATCCATGCCTGCTCCGGTCGCGCTGTGGCGGAAGTTCATATGGGCGCCTGGTGGCCACGCCACCTTGCTTTTGCCTTTCGATTTCCGGGAGAATTGACCTAGTGGCTTCCGTTCTTTTAAGCGCGGCAGGGTCTGCTGTCGGCTCCGCTGCTCTGCCCGCCGGGGTGAATTTCCTTGGCGCCAATATTTCCGGCGCCGCCATTGGCAATGCGGTTGGATCAATTGCGGGCTCCCTCATTGATGATCAACTGTTTGGCACATCTGTCACCCGAGACGGTCCAAGACTGTCTGACCTTGATGTACAGGCGTCTACCGAAGGTGCGGCGATCCCTCGGATCTATGGCCGTGTTCGTTTGGCTGGACAGGTCATTTGGTCAACAAAATTCAAGGAGACGGCCACAACAAGCTCCAGTGGTGGTGGTAAGGGGAGTGGCGGCGGCAGTTCTGCGGAAACGACAAGCTACGCCTACTCTGTCTCTTGCGCGATTGCCCTGTGCGAAGGGCCCATCACCCGTATTGGCAGCGATTGGGCAGACGGCAATCTGCTCGACCTGTCTGGCATTTCCTACCGAACCTATCTGGGTTCTGAAACGCAGGTGCCCGACA